AAATTGGCGCATTGCCGTTTCAATGATGGTACTCAAACGGCGTATTGTGCAGGATATGTGAATAGTACAAGTGCTGTGGATGCAATAAATTTCAAGTTCGCAAGCGGAAACTTTGACGGCACGATAAAGCAATACGGACTGGTGGCATCATGAGCGGAAAACTGACTCTTATCTCATCAGCCACGGCATCTGGTTCAGCCAATGTTTCGTTTACGAGTGGGATTGACTCAACGTATGACGAGTATGTTTTTTATTTCGTGGATATAAATCCGGCTGATGATGCGCGTTACTTTACGTTTCAGACATCAACCAATGGCGGCTCGTCATACGGAATGACCGCAACCACGACATCATTTGAGGCGTCACATGGGGAGTCAGGCGGTAGCGCAGGACTCGCTTATAAGTCTGGAAGTGACCAAGCGCAATCAACATCACATATATTGCTGACTGAGTTAATTGGCAACGGATCAGACGAATGTGCGGCGGGCGAATTGCATCTCTTTTCGCCAAGTTCCACATCAAAAGTAAAGCATTTTTATTCTCATTTTAATTGTTACCACTACACAGACTTGATGTTAGATGACTATGTTGCTGGATACATCAATGACACTAACGATATTGATGCGGTTCAGTTCAAGGTTTCGACAGGAAACTTTGATGGTCAAATTTATTGCTTCGGAGTAAGTTAAATGCACAAAATAGTAAACGGTCAGCGCGTCGAATTAACCGCTGAAGAAATATCACAACGCGAAGCGGAGGAAGCGGAATGGAACGCTGGTGCGTTTGATCGTGCAATGGCTGATCTTCGCTCCCGTCGGAACCAACTGCTTGCCGCTACAGACTTGTATGCTTTGCAAGATGTAACCCTTACCGATCAAATGCGGAACTACCGCAAAGCATTGCGTGATCTGCCCGAGGGACTAAGAACAGTAGAAGATGTAAACAACGTGGTGTGGCCCGAGGATTAAAACATGGCATTAGAAAGCGCAACATACATTAGTGGGCTGAATTCATCGAATCCCGCTTCAGGGGATGCTGTCAGTTTTGGCGACGACCATATCCGTCTCTGTAAAAGCACTATCCTGGCGAGCTTTCCATCCGTTGACCAGGCAGTACAGTGCATTCACGTTAAAGCGACCGCGCCGACGACAAGTGTTGCCGCTGGACTGCTCTGGTTTGATACCGCATCGAATGTGCTGAAGCTGCGGAACGAAGCAAACAGCGCCTGGGTGACCTTGCCGCTGTCTCCAGAGACATCGTACAAGATCATGGGAAGTACGACGGTTGGATGGACGTTGCCGACAGCTGATGGTACGAGCGGCCAGCTGCTAAAAACAAACGGAGCTGGTGCGCTAAGCTGGACAACAGATTCGGATGTCGGCCGCATTATCGCAACAACAGTAACCGAACAATCTTCTGCAACGATTACCAGAAGCGAGAGCTACGTCGATACGGGATGGTCGATCACGCACAACAAAACATCGGCCACGAGCAATCTCCATGTTTCAATTCATTGCGCACACCATATGTACTCCTCTTGGGGTGATCTCGGATGTTCCAATATGTATGCCTATGCACGACTGGCAAACTCCACCGGCACTCTGATAACGGGTCAAACCGATAACATTCAAATTGCTGACATGCGGGACCAGGTGCCGAGCGGCTGCTCTACGGTTGAGCTTCAAAATAGCTGGTCGTATTTGTGGAAGGTCACAGCGGCGCAGTGTCCAGACGGCACAAGCGGTAACAATGAATTCAAAATTTACTCAAAAGTGAACGACGCAGATGATGGCGGATCAGCGTTTTCGCATGGCGTGATGACAGTGTACGAGGTGAAAGTATGAATACTGTGGTGCTTTCCAATATTCTGGCAAGAATTGCTCCCTCGAATGATGGTTTCTCAATTTACGGTAGCGTAAACAACGAATCAGAATTTGATACTGGAGTAGTCTTTAATGATCCTACTCAGCGTCCTGCTTGGACAGCGGTAAAAGCTGCCGAAACCGACGAGCAGTGGATCGAGGTAAGGGCTTCAAGAAATTTTCGTTTAGCGCAGTCGGACTGGGTGATGAACTCAGACGTGCCGATGCCAGCCGCTAAGCGTACTGAATATGAGGTCTACCGTCAGCAGTTACGGGATATTACTGAGCAAGCCGACCCCTACAGCATCTCCTGGCCGACTGCTCCGTGATAATCCCTATCGAAAATATCGGCGAGCTCGGCATCGTCAAAGATATTCCAGCGTACCAGCTGCCGCCCAATGCCTGGAGCGATGGCAATAATGTGCGCGTCCTCGATAATGCGATAAAGAAGTGTACGGGCTACCAGGAGATTCTTGCGACGTGTCCGATTTCACCGCTGTTCTTAACTCCCCTGCCAAGCGGCAGTGAATATTTCTGGGTTGCTTGCGGTACGGCAAAAGTTTACGTCCATGACGGCAGCTCCTGGACAAACATAACGCGCCAGAGCGGCGGTAGCGACGTCAATTATTCCGCGACTGCGACAGAGAACTGGAGCGCGACGGTAATTGGTGGAGTGTTAATTCTGAACAATGGTATTGATGACCCCCAGGAATGGCCGACTTCTGCGGGAGCTGCGAGTACAGCAACCAAGCTACAAGACCTGACCAATTGGCCGGCAAGTACAACGTGCAAAATAATAAGGGCGTATCGCACGTTTTTGGTTGCGCTGAACGTCACGGAAAGCGGTACTGAATATCCGCGTCTGGTGAAATGGTCGCATGAGGCAGCGACTCATAGCGTACCCAGCTCCTGGAATGAGGCCGCTGCAGACAAGGACGCTGGTGAATATGAACTAGCGCAAGGCAGCGCCGGCGAGATTGTTGACGGCATGACCCTGGGCGATCAGTTTATTGTTTTTAAGGAAGATTCAATCGTCCAGATGTCTTACGTTGGATCACCCTTTATTTTCAGCTTCCGCACCTTGTCGCCAACAATCGGTGCGATCGCGAAAAATTGTGCAGCTGAATTTGATAAAGGAATTTTCTTCTTTGGAAACTCTGATCTGTACCTAATGGACGGTCAAAACATTCATCCACTGCTGCCGAACAAGCTGCGTCGATACTTGTTCGATAACATCGACGGAGATAACTATAACCGTTCATTCGTTGCGGCCGACTACGCCAGAAAGGAAATGCTGGCTTGTTTTCCATCGATCGGGTCAACCTATCCCGATAAGGCAATAATCTGGAATTGGCATAACAATTCTTTTTCTTTGCGCGATCTCCCCGATGTAAGCCACATCGCCTATGGCATCGCAGAGATTACGGGTGGACGCACCTGGGCGACAATTACGGATACCTGGGACACCGCTTCAAGCACCTGGGGAACGCGGTCCTATGACTCGGTTCTCAAAAATCTCGTGATGGTTGATCCAGGTAACACCAAGCTGTACCGCGATGATTACGGAAATACCAAAGACGGCACAAATATGACGTCTTATATAGAACGCACCGGGTTAAGTATCAATTCGCAGGGAGCTCCAGATCAATCGGCAATCAAACACGTAAAAGCCGTTTTTCCCAAGATGGAAGTAAGCGGCGCAAACACAGTTAATGTTTACGTCGGCGCACAAATGAACACCGAGGAGGGCGTAACCTGGGAAGGTCCGTACACCTTTAATCCAGATGAGCAGTCAAAGGTGCCGTGTCGTGTTACGGGGCGTTATTACGGAGTACGCATCGAGTCCGATTCAAACACGGATTGGAAGCTGCACGGCATCGAGTTTGACGTAAACGATTACGGACGTCGCGGATCGTACACGCATAGCTAATGGCGATTCACGCGGATAAGAAGGTCAAATCGGTAACACGGTTTGAGCCTGGTCCGACGCCTATGCTGCCGCCTGATCAGCGCGATCTAGCACAGTACGTCGTGACGGAGCTGCGGCGTCTTTCAAGTATTGTTTTAAACCAGGCGTTATTCCGCCTGGAACCAACACACGTAACACCGGACAACCCAAGGAAGGGAGACATCAGGTATGCCGATGGAACGGACTGGAACCCAGGAAGTACCGGAGAAGGAATCTACTGGTTCGACGGAACCAGCTGGACGAAACTTTAAAGGTTTTTTCGTACCACCTGATAAGGTGGCCGCAATCTGGGCTTATGTACTTCCGCACATTGAGGCCGCAGTAGACCACAGCGAAGGTGAGCTCTTAGCAGAGGACGTTTACGCGCCGCTATGCATGGGCGACATGCAGCTGTGGGTCGTAGTGCAGGACACCGCAATTGTTGCGTCTGTGATTACTGAGATTATTACCTATCCGCGCAAGCGGATTTTGCGGGTGTTATCGCTCGGTGGGCGCGGCCTGAAAAAGTGGTACTACCTGTTCAAAGAGATTGAACAATTCGCGCTGAACCAGGGGTGTGACTCAGTAGAAGCGTGGGCAAGAAAAGGTTTTGAAAAAATGTTACCTGATTGGAAATCTAGCTACCAAGTTCTAACGAAAGAACTGAGGGAAGAAAAATGAGTTTTGGCGGAAACAAAAACGCAGCGTACAACCGTAATTTGCGTAATTACATGAAGAATGTTCCTGACTCTAAGTTTGAGTCTTACGTAAATTCACGCGGTGATCTTGCCAATGCATGGCGCATGATTGACACCCACCAGAAAGGTGGCGACATGTCTGGTTTTGCAGACCACAACGGTATGTCACCAGCCGCACAAGCGGAATACTGGATCAAAAAAGCCGAAGGCGGAAGATTCACCAAAGCGGATTTCGGGCGCTTCCATGCCGCAGAAGACAAAGCTCTTTTGCAAGGTAAATATCCTGGCGGCACTAAGGTAAAGCCAGGGACAAAAGCCTATGACGATTACTTCAAGGGTAAGGACACCACGTCTCACGACGATTATCATGGCGGAGGCGGAAAAGACAATGGCGGCGGAGGAGGCGGAGGCGGGGGCGGTGGCGGGGGCGGCGGACAGGTAACGCTAAGCCCCAAAAGCTTCATCCTTCAAAAAGATTACACACAACCTAAAGCACAGGATTGGTCTCGATACATTCCTAACCGTCAGGGATTCGGAAAAAACCAGCTCTTCGGTCCGGTCGCCAATGCTTCTCTTTCTCTGATGCGCGATGAGGTTGATGGTCCTGTCCGCCAGATCGGTTTGATGAACTACCAGCCCTGGTCAGCTGAGTACCATAAAAGATATCTCCCTGGAGGGTTTTTGAAGTATGCCCCGGCGCCATTGGCGCGGTGGAAGTACAGACCAATCGAGTGGGAAAACTGGGAAGACTTTAAAGATTTGCCGACCGAGGAGGTAACAGAAAAGAACGGAAAAAAGCCGGAGGCCGAAAACCCGGAGAAGTAGGTTCCGGGAATGTTCTGTGGAAACCGAAGTCAGAAAAGGATAAGAGGTTAGTGGTATTGACCCCTGCTGGCTGGGGGCGACAAAGCGTAGGAATTTATGGTGCCAATAACAACTTAATCGCCCCTTCAACAGGGTTTAGTTTTTCAAACCCGAATAGGCCGACTTACCGTTTTTCAAACCCCGGTGCGTTTTATAGCCCAGGAGTCAAACTCAAGATTGGAAACAGGTATTTCCTTGTGAACAATCCTGGTTCGCGGTCTATGTTATCAGCATTGCAAGACACGACGACAGATACAACGACGGACACAACGACAGATACGACGACAAACTTCGACGACACTCCCGCTGATTAGGGAGCGACAATTAGGAATGAAATTATGGGTGGCAGCACAAAAGTAACGACGCAAGAAACCGGCCCCTGGAAGGGGCAGCAGAACTATCTGAAATTCGGTTTCGCCAACGCGGTCAAGGCATTTCAAAAGGGCGCACCGAGATATTACGGGCGAGAGGCGACCGCAGAGGATGTTGAAGCGGGGAAAGCATCGAAAGTAGGAGACTGGGTATATAACCCGACCGTCGCCGGATTCACGCCCACGCAAACAGCAGCGCATGATGCCATCAAGGGCTACGTGATGGGGCCGGAAGCAGCGCGTCAGCAAGCCGCCGCTAATCAGCAGCTGCTGGGAACGTACAACCTGTCCCGCAACCTTGCGACCAAGGCAATGCAGCAAGGGACGTTGGCGGAAAATCAGGTTCGTCCCTACGCTAATAACATGATGCGTTACGGAAACAGAGCGACCCAGTACGACTTGTCGCAGAATCAGTACGCAGGGATGACGCCATTCCAAAACGAGCAGCTGTCGGATATGTTGGCAGGTCGCGTCAACACTGCGCAGCTCGCACCGGTTACGGCAGCGATGTCACGGGATGTGCTCGATAACCTTACCGGCACCATTCTTCCGAAGATTCGCGAGTCACAGATCGCGTACCAACCAGGTGGATCATCGAGAGCTGATCTAATCACATCGAAAGCGATCAACACTGCCACCTCTAAGCTCTCGGATCAGGCGTCACGTATGTACGCCGATGCGTACTCGCAAGCGCAGCAGCGGAGACTGCCAGCTGGCCAGATGGCGCTCGGTGCGCAGCAGTTTGCGCAGCAGCGAACCGACGCCGGCGGAAACCTGCGTTTGGCTGGCGCCCAGGCAGCACTGCAGGGGAACCAGGCAGCTCAAGGTGCTGGCCGAATGGGGCTTCAAGCGTTGCAGCAGTACCCGAGCATTATGAATGCGCCGCTGAGCTTGTATGACCGTCTCGAGAAAGTCGGTGGGTCCGAACGCGCTCTCGATCAGGCGAACATCAATGCGGACATCGCAGCGTATAACTACGATCAAACAAAAGACATGCGACACCTTGCGAATTACATGGCACTGATCCAGGGTAATTACGGGTCCAGCAGCACCATTACGCAGCCTGGGCCGAGCGGTCTTCAGACGATTGGACAGATCGCATCGATCGCTGCGCCCTTCATGACCTCAGATGCTCGCATTAAAGAGAACATCGAGTACGACGGCACTTACCGCAGCGGCATTCGCGAATACAACGTCTACAACTATAACTATGTCGGAGACGACACACCGCGACGCGGCGTGATGGCCCAAGAAGTTGAGCTCATCAATCCTGACGCGGTCGGTGAGATCGATGGCGTCAAGTTTGTGAACTACGGAGCACTGTAATGACGACTGCGTCTGGAAAAATGGGAAGTGCTGGCGTTTCCAATCCCTTTAGCGGTGGCTGGAAGAAGCCTACGCCCGGTGACTTTACGACTCATGGTGACTTCGGGGCATCGAATCGAATGGACGCGATGCGGTATCGAGGCCAAGGGGATCAAAGATTCGGCAGCGCCCCAGGAGCGTTATCGCAAGAGGGTAATTTTGACGCTTTTGGCTATCAAAAAGCACTCGACGATCACGAATTTCGGCAGCAGCTCATCAAGAACATGCAAGAGACATTCCCACTAGACGCTGGCGGCGGAGGAGCAGAGGCATCAACGGGAGCAGTCGGTCCGCCGCCTGGGACGCTAGATTTCTCTGCAACGCCTGGGCCGGATGTGCCTTCAATGGCAGCTGTCGATTACGAAGCAATCGGAACAGACCCTGCCATTCTTGATCCTGATTGGTGGAGAAAGACTTATGGTTGATCAAACATTTTTATCCCCGTTGCTCTCAGACACCAGGGAGATGCTTTTTGATGTGCGAAGAAAGCGCCGGGATATGGAGCTAAATCGTTACCGTCAAAATGACCGGTTAAGCCGTCAGGGGCTTTTGCCAGCAGCTGCTGACATTGAGATGGACGCTCAAGACGCTGCCGAAGCCGCTTCGGCGATACCGGCCGACACCACGGGCATGCGTTACAGCGAAATCCCGAACGTGTACGAGGCAGCGGATCAGCAAGCGATGCAGGGCCAACTGACCCCGCAGCAACAGGCTGAGCTTGAAACGCGCAGAGAACGTCACGGAGCTATCCTGGATACGTTAGCGTACCTGACCGGCAACACCAGCCGACGTTCAGCTTACGAGAAAGCGGTGGGCTCGACCATGACGTCTCGCAAGGAGCGCGATGCGGATCGCCAGGATTACATTGACCGCGCTATCGGCCAGCTTATCCTGAAGTATTCGCCTGAGACGTCCGCTGACCTGAAACAGATATTGATTGCGTCGGGCATTACCGACGTGGACGACATCAAGCGAGCACACGAAATCTTCGAGCAGTTTAAGCCCGAAGCTGCTCCGGTTCTCGCGAGCGACTACCTGGGCGGCGACGCCTTTGCCCAGGCGCGTCCCACGGTCGCGGAGATCATCGCTGCGAATCCTGAGATGAGTCTGGAGGAGGCGCAAACGATCGCCGGTATGGTCCCGATGCCGCAGCAAGGACCGCAGCTCGGCACCGATGCAGCTGAAGCGATGTACATCGCAGAAGCGAACTGGGACAACATGACTGATGTGCAACGCGAAACTTTCGGCGGCGATAAGGAAGCCTTTGTACAGCAGCGAGCTGCTCGGATTATGCTGGCGCAGAAGCAGAAACCGAACGCTGTCGGTCCGCAGAGTAAAGCTGCTGAGTATATTGAGCTTACTCAAGTTAAGGACATGATGGCCGCATCTAAGATAGATGTTAGTGCTGCGGAGGCAGACCGGCAAAAAGCAACACTATCCCTTCAGCTCATAAATCAGGGCATCATTCAGACGGGGCCGACTGCTCCAATCAGGATGTCGATCAAACAATGGGCTCACGATATGTTCGCTGGCAGCGCAGATGAGGACCAACAGAGGATCATGGCCGCTCTCGAGCTGGGCGCTTACGACTTCTTTGACGTCTTCTCGAAGCAAGCCGGTGCGCGTAATATTTCTATGACAAAGGGCGCAGTCTCCGATCGTGAGATGGCAATCTTTATGAGCATGGCGCCGCAGCTGATCAAAACACCTCAAGGAAACCGAATACTCCTAGAGATTATTCAAAACGCTGCGCAAAGACAAATCGATCTTTTCAATGTTTCGGAAGAGTTTAGAAAACTGCACGGGTATACCGTTGAAAGTTCAAAACTGTGGATGTCTTTTGTACGCGATCACGAATTGATGAAAAAGTGGCAGTCAAATGAGGAAGGGTTTGGCGGCATCATTCCTCGGGAAATGTGGACCCAGTTTGAGGGCTTACTGAGGGATAGCAATGTCGCTGGCATTCCTGATCCAGGTGGGTACACCGTGACAGACAATGTCATATCAGCCGAAAAAGAGGGATGGGAATTTCTCTCTGGCATGGTCGATACAGAAGGGCCAATTTTTGTTAATGGTTCGTATTGGATAGTCAGAGACGGCAAAGCAATTGAGGTCATATTAAAGCAATGAAGCCAGAAGACTTTTTAAAAGCGTACCAGGAAGCTGCTGAAGAACCGAAGGACATCCTACCTCATCCAGGAGCAGCCGATGCTGCAGCCAAAAAAAGCGGCAACATCTGGGACAAGCTCGAGGAGATGACGGCAGTCGTAACGGGTCGCGGACGCCGCGAAGAGGGTGTGCCAGAGCTGGCCGAGCGTGATTTGTGGGAAGCCGGTGGCGGCGATCCCAACGCATTGATGTACGGCATGCCCTGGCAGGACAGCAGTGTGTCGGCTACCGACGCCGGCAAGTTTACAGCTGGTCGTTACCTCACCGAGGACGATACGCAGATGAGAGCGATCCTCGAGAACGCAGTCGGTAAAGAGAATGTCCAGTTCTACTCTGATCGCTTTAATAACACTGTCGTCTCTCTCGGCGGCAAACCGTTCTATCTGAACAAGCCTGGATTCTCGATGGCGGACCTGCAGCGACTCGGTGGACAGCTCGCAACCTACGCGCCGGCTTCACGATTGGGGTTACTTGGTACGGCAATCGGGCGAGCTATTAAGACAGGATTAGGGATGGGGCTGACCTCTGCAGCTCGAGAGAGTGCCTCCTGGGGTCTTGGCGGCGGACCTGAAAGCGGACCCATACCGGACGGGAATCGTGTTCTGTTGACCGCTGCACTCGGTGCTTTAAGTGTTCCTGCTGGCGACCTGGCAGGTAAGGGTGCCAGGAAAGCCTGGGGTGCTCTCCAGAAGTGGTTTAACAAAGGCGACCTGACTGACGACGCGATCCGCGCCTTACGTGAGGCTGGCGTCTATAGCCAAGACCTGACCCCGCAGCTGCGCGGCCTTTACCGAAACCTGGAAGCCAAGTACGGGCAAGCGGTCGCAGTCTCTAAGACCGCTGATGCGCTTACGCCGGAAGGTTTGAGAACCCCACTAACCAAAGGCGACATCACCGGCGATGCCGCAGCTCAGCAAGCTGAGTACGCACTAGAGACACCGATGAGGGGTGAGACCGCTCAGATGATTGCGCAGGGCGTAAGGGCTAGTCAGAGCGAAGCAGTACAGGGCGCACCGGATGTCTTGCACAGCGCAGTCGGTACAGGTGTTGCGCAAGCTCGCGGCACACCAGGCGAGATCATCCAGCAGCGATTGCAGTCGATGGCGGCGACCGATCAGGCCGCGTACCGTTATGCCTACGACGTTGCGGAGACGACTTCTACGGCATTACCGGCGAACGGTCGTCAGGCGCTATTCGATGACGTTGTGGACGTTAGCCGAACCGGAATGCATGAGCGCGTCGCGGAGTTTCAGCGAGCTCGGGATAGCCTTTCAAAAATCCTCGAGAAAGAAAATCCGACGATCACAGAGCTTAACTACTGGCGTCGTGATTGGGGCCAGGTAGCGCATAAGGCCGAGGGTGAAGCGAGCTTACACCTTAACAAGATGATCAAGAACTTCGATGAGCATATCGATGGCATCATCGAGCAGGGATTGCTTATTGGCGATGCTCAAGGTGCGCAGTGGTGGAAGACCGCAGTTAAGCTGCGTCGAGACTTCGGGAAGAACTGGCAAGCGAAGAACAAAAGCGATCCAAACCATATTGCTTCTAGGCTCGTGACCGAGGACGGTCGAATGGTTGTCCTTCCAGAGGAGGCTGCAAGCTTTATCCTGGGCGGCGCCAATACAGAGTTCTTTACGAAGCCGGCATTGCATCGCGGTCTCAGCGTAGTTCGCGATCGCCTGGGTGCCGATAATCCAGAGTGGCTGGGAATAGTAGATGAAGTCACGCTGCGTATGTTGAGCGCATCCAGAAACAAAGCTGGTGAGTTTGTCCCGTCCACGTTTATGAAAAACTGGATGACGCTTAAAGAGCGGAACACGGGTCTTCTTAATCTGATGTATACGCTCGATGAGCAGAAAATGATCAGCCGCTGGATTTTCAATGCGGCGAAAGCTGGAAAGGTGAAACCGACCGGACGCAATACCTCCAACACTGCAGCTTTCTTTAAAGGGCTACCCCTGGTGAGTTACTTGCGTAATATCGGTGCTCCGAGGCAAGCAGCGTCATCGTTCAGTGGCAGACTGCCCACCAGCATTGTGCCGCAGGTAAGCATAGCAGCTGCACTGGCTGCGCCCCAGGCTGCAGTACCGTTAGATCAGCGGTATCCGAATTTGGGTGCTGCCGCTCCCGCAGCTGTCGGCGCAGGTTTCGGGGTCTTAAAGAACAGTGCCACTGGTTTGCTCGGTGGGGGCGGACCGACTCAATAAGCAAATTCGTCCTTTGCGAAACGAAAATATCGCAATCAGGGCGAAACGCAATCTAATGCAGCGTTGCAACGCTATTGCTGCATAACGCAACCGGACATTAAACCGGCCATGACCAGTATCGCCAAACTTAAAAAGCGGTGGCTGAAAGACCCAAAGGTCAGCGAAGCCTTTAAAAAGATGCGCCAAGAATTCTTGAAACACAAGCGCCGGATCGTTTCACAAAGTCATAATAATGCAACGAAACTATGATACCTCAACCGGCCATTTAACCGGCCATTTAACCGGCCATTTTGTATGAAAGCACTCACCCTTGCACTCGCGCTGATCGCTTCTCCCGCGTTGGCGCAAGAACCACCCCCGGTCGGCTTGAAGCCCATGGTGCGACCGTTCCAACTTTTCTGCGCGGATTCGGTTGAATTTCTGAACACTCTGCTCCGCGAAGAATTTCAAGAGGTCGGCGTTGTGATGTCCCGACTTTCGCCAACCACGACCTTTGTTCTCTACGTCAATGAAGATTTGACCACGTCAAGTCTCGTGATC